TCTGAAGCAGATAACTTTAAGAAACAATGATAGAAACAAATGCAGTAGAATTAGCAACACTTATTATGACAAGCGTGTTTGCTGGAATCGTATTTGCTATGGCAGTCGATTACTTTAATAAATAAATTAAACTATATATTATGAAAAAGAATCACTTGAGTTACTCGGCTTTATGCCAGTTTAAAAAATCTCCTAACCATTTACTTGCTTACTGGAACAAAGAATTAAAAACTACAGATGCAATGCAATTTGGTACTATAATACACAAGATGTTATTAGAACCAGATACATTTACTAAAGAGTTTGCAATTTTTGAAGGTGCAAGAAGAGCTGGCAAACAATGGATTGAGTTCAAAGAACAGAACGAAGGCAAAACACTAATTAAGCAACAAGAATTAGATGATGCAAACAAGATAATTAACAATGCTATGTTACACCCAGTACTTACTGAAATGATGCAAAATAAAGTAGATACTGAAATTAAGTTAGAGTGGCAACATAAAGATGTTAATTTTAAAGGATTTGCAGACCTTTTAACAACGTTTAACGGTAGAAAGTGTATAGTAGATATAAAAACTACTAATGATGCTGGTAAACGCTTTGAACGTGATTTATACTATAATGATTATAAAATGCAGTTAGCAATGTATCAAGACCAATACGACAAAGATACAGATGCTTATATTGTAGCAATAGAAACTACAACACCATTTAATGTACAGATATATAAATTAGATGATAGTTTATTATTTAAGGGTTGGATGGATTACGATTATTATACAGATAAATTTAAAGAGTGGAACGGAGAACCTCAGGGATATTCAATTGATATTGTAGAAGTAAAAACAGAAACAGAAGAAATATTATAAATGTTAAAAAAAGAATGGCATTGGATGCCAGATTATAAACAAAAACAAATAACAATGAGTAAAAAAGAAGAAACAATATATTGTGGTAGTGGTAAAGTTATGAATCCTAAATGGCTTAAAGTAACTATTAACCCAAGTAAATTAGCTGATTACATACAGGAGTATAATGGCAACAAATTTATTAAATTAAATATTAATTTAAAAGATGAAGCTGACCAATATGGTAAAGATGTAAGTATTAGTGTAGATACTTGGAAGCCAGATGCAGAAGCACCTAAAGCTGAGGCAAGTAATACTTCAAACGATTTACCCTTTTAAGTATTATGAAACAATCAAAAATCTTAACCGCATTGGGTTTGAGTTCGTTGGATATACAAAATATGTTGATGAACGGACTAACAATGCCAGAGATAGCAAAGAAGTATAATATAACTTATATTTCATTGGTACAGGCATTTAAAATTCAAAAGAAAGATTTTAAGTATATTGATTATATACAACCAAAAGAAGAAGTGAAGGATATAAAAAACGTATCCTTCGCTTTTGATAAACTATATACAGAAGAATCACTTAACGAAGAAGAGCTATTAGCATATTATAAATACGAACAAAAACATAAAGCGTATTATGACTGAGCAAGAAAAAACCATACTTACAATTAATTGGTTAAATAAAAAATTTAATTTATTAATAAAAAAAACAACTGGTAAATTTGATTTATGGGATGCTCAAGATGATAAAAGAATTATTGAATTTAAGTTTAGAAATAAATACTATAAAGAAAAATACATACAAGTAGATAAGTTTTATGCTTTATTAATGGCTGCTGAATATTATAATAAAGATGCTTATTATATTGTAGTAGATGATGAAGTAAAAATATTTAATTTAAGTCAATTAAAAAATGAATTAATTAATAGTAAAGTAGTAATTAAACAAGCACCGTATCAAACTGAATTTAAAAACAATAAAAAAATAAATAAATATTTTTATATATTAAACAAATCAAATCAAACTAATGAATTATGAAAGAATTACCATATTTTAAATTTTATCCTAACCAATGGATTACAGGCTCAATATCATTTATGGACTTAGATGTTCAAGGTGCATTTATGAAAGTTTGCTGTTACTACTGGAGCAAAGAATGTAATGTTACAAGAAAACAAATTAAAACATTAATACCTAAACAATGGAGTGCTTTAGTTGATGCTGAGTTATTTAAGATAGAAGAAGAAACTATTAGCATTAAATGGTTAGATGAACAACACCAGCAACGTTTATTAGAACATAAGCGAAATGTAAGCAACGGAAAGAAGGGTGGCTTAAGCAGGGCTAAAGCATTAAGAAAAGATAAGATAAGAAAAGATAAATATGCAAATGATAATTTACTTAAAGTAAACGATGAAGTGCAAAAACTTCTTGACCAATGATATTAGAAGATAAAGCTACTATACCATATTTAAAAGCATTTAAAGAAGGTAGGATTAAAAAAGGTATTGGTATTAGTTGTTTATTAGATGATTACTTTCTTTATAAGAATGGCAACTTCAATATGTTTCTTGGCTTAGATAATGTTGGTAAAACTAATTTTATATTATGGTACTTAACTGCACTAAGTAAAATACACGGTAAGAAGTGGTGTATCTGGTCAGGTGAAAACAACGCTGGACAACTCAAAAGAGATATTATACAAATGTGGACAGGTGAAACAATTAAAGATTTAAACGAATATTTATTTTATCACGATGAAATAAGTAAGTATTTTAAATTTATTGATAACAGAAAACTTTACAATCATAAAGAACTATTAAAGATATTTGAAGCAGAAGATTGTGATGGTTGTTTTATTGACCCTTATACTGGTATTAACCACGATAGAAGAATATCACAATTTGAAAGAAATTATCAAGTTTGTAATGATGTTAGAGAGTTCTGCAACAAGACAGGTAAAACAATGTTTATTGCAATGCATCCACAAACAGAAGCTGCAAGGCGTGTATATCCACCAGACCATCAATTAAATGGACATATACAACCACCAAGAAAAGCAGATTGTGAAGGTGGCCAAGTGTTTCCAAATAGAGTAGACAACTTCATTTGTTTACATAGATTAATTTCACACGATAAATTGTGGATGATGACAGAGGTTCACGTATATAAAATAAAAGATAAAGAAACTGGTGGTAAGCCTACAATGTTAGGCGAACCACTAAGATTTGATTACAATAGTGGATTAGGTTTTACTATTGGTGGTAATAACGTATTAAAACAAAAACAATGAGATATAAATACACAGATATAAAAAAGTTTATGCAGTTTACAAGCTGGACAAGTAAACAAAAAATAGATGAACTATTAAGAATAGATTGTTCATTATATGCACACTTAGGAACAGATTCTTCTAAAGCAGAGAAAGAAGAAGTAAAAAGGAAAAGCATAGAAATATACAGAACTATAAAAACAGTAGATAAACAACTTGGTGATGAATTACTTTACTCAGAAGATTTAAAACAATGACAGATTTAGATTACACAATAACAAAAAACAAATTAGAAATATTGCTTTTAAAGGCACAAGAAGGTTTAAAAGTAGGTAACGTAACACAAAGTAAATTAGATGCAGTAGAAACGCTGCAAGATACTTTAAAATGTATGTTAGAGCTTCGTTTAATGTTAGATGAAATGAAAAACAAACAAACATTATTAACAATGCAAAATGTAAAAGCATACAAAGAAACTGCAGAACTAAAGAAAAAATTTAATACATTTAAAAAATGAAAACTATATTATTAATGTTGATCATATCACACGTAACCAGCTTTATCTCTGGTGCTTTAATTGTCGTGATAATAAAAAGATATTTTGAAAAGTAAAAAGAGAACATTAAATGAATACAGACAAACTAAGGACTCTTACTATCGCAGTAAAGATTCTCCTCTTGAGTACAACATTGCTTTTTTGTGTAGAATATATCCTAATAATGCAGAGCTTGGAGCAATAATAAGAAAACATTTTCAAAAAATATGAGTTTAAACGCAAATCAAAAAGGTAAAAGGTTCGAGCTAAAAATCGCAAAAGATTTAGCTAAACGTTTTAAAACAGATATAAAAAGGACACCCAATTCAGGCGGACTTAGCTTTAAAGGTGATATTTTAACTACAAATGGAATACTATCTGAATACAGCTGGGAGTGTAAGAACCAAGAGAAACTTAATATCTGGAAAGCATTAGAACAAAGTAAAGGAGATGCAAGAGGTACACTAAAAACACCAGTAGTAGTATTTACTAAAAACTTTGAAGATGATTACATTGCTTTAAAATACGATGATTTTGTAAATATACTTCTTGAATTAGATGAATACAGAAGTAAATAATATATTACACATCTTGGTAAGAGATGAAAAAACTTGGCTAAGTATGGCCGAAGAAATAAGCAGTAATAGTAAAATACCAGCAAAAGATTTATTACACGACTTTTACATAGCTTTACATAGCAAAATAGATAGTAAAAAAGTAAAAATTAACGATATTCTATATAACGATTCTTTAAATAAAGCGTTTATATATAAGATGATGCACAATATTTTTA